TTACTTGTCATAATCGGCTTGTCCCATGATTGCACCGAATTTCTCAACTGCTAATCTGGCTGCTCCACCGGCATGGTTGCCGTTCATATTACTGCCAAAAACAAATATTTGATTCTCTTTAAGTTCCTGAATATTTTCAGGAGTAAATTTCTTTTTCATATTTATATTGTTATTAATGGGTTTCAAATAAAAACCGGACTATCTTCACAGACCGCCCGGCTACGACTAAACAAATACTTCATCTGTAGTGAAGATGTTGCGACACCCGGACTCGAACCGGGACGAGTTGTCAAGCTCCGCACATCTAAGGTTTGACATTCCTATCATAGAGTGCTACGTCTACCATTCCGCCATGTCGCAGTGTTTCCCGACCAGCACGTGGACGGGACTGTTTACATTAAAAAGCTATCATGAATTATTCACCCTTACAGGCTTTTGTTCCCGTGAGCGTTCCGATGGTTGCCTTACTACTCTCAAGCATCTATTGAGAGCCACGGGAATTCTCTATTTTAATTCTTGAATTTGTTTCATTATATTAGATACCTCATCTGCATTAACATAACCAATTACATCATCTGTAATTGAGGTATCATAACAAATAGCACCATCTTTAAGGACAGCAACCTCATAAGTATCTATACCGTTAGAATAGAACATATCTCCTTTTACAACACTTATTCCATAGCCATTATCAAACCGCATTACAGCGTGTTTTGCCTCCATGTATTCCTCACGAAGCGGAGAAGGAAGATGACGTGCCTCCTTGCTAAGAGCATGTGGATTAAATACCAAATCCGTAAATGTTTTTACCTTTCTCATATCATTATTCATTAAGCATTGCTCCCTTCAACGCAACAATACGTGTTTAGCTTTCAGCGTGCCCGAATTTGACGGGAAGGGAGTATATAATAGTACCAGCGATAATGACGCCCAAACATCATACTTTAACGGTCAACGGACGATTTTCCGCGCTGATACATAGACTACTATTGTAGTATGTTCATTAACTTAATCACGCTGCTGCCTTATGCTCGTATTCACCTCTCAATGAACAGTCTTCGCAATCGGTTGCTTGCACGCTATACATCGCCTCAGCTATGTGTATATATAGATATACTGCTTATCAGCGCAGGCTAATTTTACGTGCCCTGAACACGACTTCATTTTTGAGGGTTAAGTCTCCCATCCCGAATGTTTGGCTCATCGGTTTCGCCTATAATGCTCCCTCTGCACGACTCGAACGTGCGACCTTCGCTAACCGGAAATTACCGGATACTAAACCTTCGAACAAGTAACCATAGCGATGCTCTGCCTGGCTGAGCTAAGAGGAAGGAGCGTTGTTCACACAACGCGGTTTCTTTCTATGAACCTTTCAATGCTTTTCAAGTCGTACCAAATGGTACGGTTATTATATTTAGAAAATGATATTTCGGCATTGTTCCTTAGTTTTTCCAACAGTTTATCACTGCATCCTAAGTATGCCATTGCTTCCTTAGCGGAGAGCCATAGTTTGTTGACCGGCTCTACCTTTCCTACAGATTTCGTTCTTCCCATAACCTACCAACTTAGACTGTCGTAATATTCTTTGTTATTTAAATAAGTCTTTACGATTTGAGTATCGCTACAACCTTCGCCGAGAGAATCTACAATAACATTGTAAGCCGTTTCCGTCATGTTGTATATGACTTCCTGATTATAATCTGATTTACCTGCGATGCCGAGAAGGAATAAGAAGCCGATAAATCCTATTGCAAACATGGCTGTCTGTTTTGATATTCTGTTGATATTCATAATGATATTATTTAAGTCGTTTTACTATCAACCCTTCAGGGCAGCTTGTCGAATAAAAGCTATATCCGTTTTTAGATAGTCTGGACATGGTAGAGCGGGCTACATTGGGTTTTATATGCTTGTCCTTTATAATCACTGTGTCACCGACTTTTATACTTTTTAATGTGTCGGATGGAGATATTTTCTTTACTGCTATTGTCTTGATGTCATTCATATTTATGTGCTAATTGTATTAATCACCCACGAAACAAGAGCCAAAACGCCCTCTGTTGTTAGAAGTATAATAGACGGAAGCCGGAGCATTGAAATTATCATAGGCGCTTCTTTTTGCCGGCTTATAGCCTTCATTCTCCTTTCTCAATCTATTAGTGAACGCTTTATCGTCAGCAGACTTATAGTCTACCATATTGGCTATTTCCTCTTTTACGCGGACAGAAAACTTTGCCATCTTCCAGGACTTTTTCAAGCTTTCAGACCAGGTGTATTTTCCGGTCTTGTAGAAGTTGTGAGCCTTTTTCATTATGTCTGATAAATCGTACTTCATATTTGCTTTCTTTATTTATTTTCTTATCTTTGTATTTACTTTAAAAAGTAACGTTGTTGATTAACAACAGTGCAAAGATACAGTAAAATACTGTATTTACAATATTGATACAGTAAATAAATGTATGTTATAAAACATATTTTTAGTAAAACTCTGATTAATATATTGTTATGGTTGAGTTTAGGACAGCATCGAAGGGGGAAAAGGAGCATCCTAAGGTAATAATGCCGGAGGAAAAGGATAAAATAGTGCATGAACTTCTTAATAAAGAAGGAAATGGTTTTTATTTTGAATATAAAAATGTCCCAGACCTTAATATCAGTATGGTGCAATTTGAAAAAGTGATGATTGAACTTGAAGATATGGGGATGCTTAAAATTGAAGGTTATAAGAATGGCGGTAAAATATATCTTAATTCAAAATTGGATACATTCTACCGCTATGGGGGATTTAAGATGCAAGACAAAATACTTTCAAATGATTTGGAGAGACTAAAACTTGAACTTGAATCTCTTAAAAAAACGGTGGAACCGCCCATTTCGGAGAAAGTAAAAACCATCACTGAAATTGCGGCATCTATTACATCTGCATTGGCTTTTGCTTTCGGGAGGGTACAGCCCTAAATGTTTTTCAAGATACGTAATAGGTGATTCTTTTTCACTGTCGCTGCTAATTTCATGCAGTGAATGAAATATTACTTCACCGTCTTCGGCGTTTGTAACGGTTCTCTCTACATTAAGGCTGTTTTTTCCCTCAACGTATCTACGGGAAATTGTAATTGTGTAATTAGGTTCATTTTTCATAATTCGTTCTTTGAAATGTTGTACAATCGGTTAATTGATAATATAATTTTATGGATAAAAATTTGATTTTGATGTGCAAATCTGCTACCGAATACATTATTAGGAACAAAAGCATTTCCCAAAAGAAGTGCGAAGAATTATTTGGTAGTAGTGGTACAGTAGTTTTTGAGAAGCTAAAAAGTTTAGGAGCAGGCAAAAATATTGGATACGGAGATTTGCAAGTCACCCAAGAAGCCAAACGGCTTATTGATACTAAACACTTTGACAACCTAATAGAACAGATTGAAAGAGATGAATATGATAGGAACTTGTCAAATAAAAGCAAGAAAGCCACCATAAAATCCGTTCGTATAGCAAAAATAGCTTTGATTTTGTCTATATTTTCGATGACTGGGTGGCCGCAAATGTTTTTTAAATGGCTATGGTCTATCATTCTTAAATCCGTTTATTAGCTTATTTGCAAACTCATGAATAAAGTCTTTTGTATTTAAGAGATTTTTTTTGAACTCATCGTGAAAAACTTTTTCCCCGTTTAAAAATATATCTCTTGAATACAAATCAGAATCTTCATCTACTGACATTATAATTTCAATCTTTGTTATTTTCTTCATAATATGTAGTTATTATTTAATCAAGTAATTATTATACTTTATGTTAACTCACAAATTACCAGGTTTGAAGGAAACGTTGATTTTTGAGTGAATCATCCCCTTACCCGTAGAGAGTGTTTTTCTCTCTAACGGTTCAGGGATAATTCGATGGCAAATCACCAGTATAAGTTAGGTATCGACCCCATCGGCTCTGAATTGGGTGCTTCCAATCTCGGCTTTCAGCTTTTACAGAGTTGGTTATCTCGTAACCTGCACCTGCGCACCAGTCTGCTTATTTCAATCGACTGCCTTCTTTCGTGCATCCCCTCACGGGCTTTCACCGTGAAGCTTCGGAAGGTTGTTTTAAATCTGTTATTGGTCGAACGTATTTTCCCCGATAGCCCTCCGCAGTAGCTCGTAAAGCAGAAACAATAACCGATTGTACTTTATAAAATAAAAAAATCCGTTGCTAAAGTAGAGCGGCAACGGATTTCCATATAGAAAAGCCCACGTTAGGGCGATTGTTTAATCATGTGTCTGTTGCCGCTCTACTTGCAACGGGTGCAAAGATACAGTAAAATACTGTATCTTCAAATAAATACAGTATTATTATGATGAACAGTAGGGAAATATTAGAGTTTATCACTGATAATGAGAAAGTGACTCTTTCTAAGCTATCTCAGTTAATGGGAATTAAGAGGGCACAGCCATTGTATGATATTCGTGATGGGAAAATAAAAGCCATAAGTGCTAATTATGCGGATAAAATATTATCTGTATTTCCTGAATATAGCCGGGCGTGGCTTATTACGGGAGAAGGACAACCTTTTTCTAAAAATGAGAACAAAGTAAATCTTAGTGATTTAACAAAAAGATTTCTAGAAGAAGTCGAAAGGATGGGAGTATCTTTCTATAATATAGCGAAGAGCACTGGGGTTAAAGAGGCTATGTTCACTAAAATAAAAAGGGGGATACAAGAGCCAAGCAAGAAGTTCTTATCTAAGTTTGCAGAATGTTTTCCAGATGCAAATATGAAATATATCTATTTGGGCAATGAAAAAAATAATGCCGAACATGATATTAATAATGAAGCGTTTAACGATTATACTTATCGTTTTTTAGAGACGATAGAAAAGTTGGAACTTACCGATTATAAGGTGTGGAACACTTTAGAAAATTTATCAAAGGCCACCATGTCTAAAATAAGACGTGGAATATGCGGTGTGTCTATGAACACGTTGCAAGAGTTTTGTCAAATGTATAAAGTCAACGCCAACTACATCCTCACCGGCAAAGGTCCAATGTTCCTTGACAATGAAACTTCACATTCGTCTTTGTCTGAAAAAGATGTAGAAGATTTGCCATCTCCGGAAACTGCTGAATACTGGAAGCGAATGTATGAAACGACAGTAGTCATGTATGAAGCGCAATTTGAGGATTTACAAAGGCGATTTAACGCTCTAAACAAATCTGTGGAAGAAATACAAGACCTATTCAGTGTGAGAAGAAAGGCTGTTTAATATATATGTTTACAAACATGTTTTGAAATAAAACTTTTTCAATATAAAATTTGTTGATATTTTATTTCGACAAGACACAATTTATTAATTTGAAATATAATGAATGAAAATGTAAATCTAATGATGAAGCACATGCTCCGTCTTGCAGAAGCGTATGAAAAATTACTTAAAGAAGTTGTACAACTGAGACAAGAAGTCGCAATACTGAAAGGCGGAAAGGTAAAGGAAAAGAAAATTTATAATATGAAGATTTTAGGCAGTCAGGTTGGCGGAAGTTGA